AATAATAAAGTAAAGGGCGCAGTTCCAATGGCACAACGTTCAGGAAGACCTTTACAATGTATTATGGGTAGATTAAATAGTAAAAATGGTCGTATTCGTGGTAATTTAATGGGAAAACGTGTCGATTTTAGTGCGCGTTCCGTTATTACTGGCGACCCCAATTTGTCTATCAAACAATTAGGTGTTCCTCGTAAAATTGCCATGAACATTACAAAACCAATTACTGTCAACGATTTGAATCGGGATTTCTTGATGAAACTCATTCAAAATGGTCCTGACGTGTATCCTGGCGCCAAAATTTTAGAAAGACGAAATGGCGAACACATTTCATTGCGATATGTTGACCGCGGGTCCATTCGTATTGAAAATGGCGACATCGTTCACCGTCACATGATGGACGGAGATGCCGTTCTATTCAATAGACAACCTTCTTTACATAGAATGTCTATGATGTGTCATATCGTCAAGGTTATGGAGCGAGGTGATACTTTTAGAATGAATGTTGCTGTAACAAAACCTTACAACGCCGACTTCGATGGGGATAAACTTTAAATTGCATATTTATCTTGTCCTCAACAGGTGACCGCTTATTAAGTTGTAGATAATACTTAATAAGGAAAACGTTGTAATATCTACTAATTCATTTATATGAATTAATATAATCACCTAGTCATTTCAATATAAAATGATATAAATATTTCTTGCTTAAATATATAAATATGGATGACCTATTCGGAAAAGAAGAATCGCATAAAGTTATTGGTGAAATATATAAAATAACAAATTTAATAACAAATAAAATGTATGTTGGACAAACTCGAAGCCATTATCTTAATAAAGGAAAATATAGACCATTTGGACATATTGGACGATTTAAAAGTCATATAAGCGAATCAAAAAATATGAATAAATTTAACGCTTGTAGATATTTAAATAGTGCTTTTAATAAATATAGTATTGAAAATTTTAAATGTGAATTAATTATTAATTGTGAAATTGAACAATTAGATAATTATGAAAAAAAATACATTTATGAATTAAATACTAGATATCCAAATGGTTATAATTTAACAAATGGCGGACAAAGTTGTGGATTTGAAAAAGGAAAAAAGGTCGTTTTAGAAGAAGTATTCAAACCAAAAATAGATTTATCGTTAAATCCAAATTTGAAAAGAAGTACAAAAACAAAACAACTAATTTCCAAACGTTTGAAAGAATGCAAAAGCAATCCACATTTTAGAGTAAATGAAATGAAGAGAGTCCAAAAACAACATTCAGTTAATAGATTTGAAAAATATAAAGATGTTCATATTGATAATAGTAATATTGATAAATATATTTCAATTATTAAAAATAATACATTGGGGTATGAATATGTTAGAGTAACCATTAATAAAATGCGAACTACTTTTATAGGAAAATATGAAACAATAGAAGAAATAAAAAATAGAGCAAGACAATTTGTATTAGAAATATTGGAATGGCAACGTATCCAAACTGCTGGAACTTCCTTAGAGCCTTCACTACCACTCACATATGGAAACATTCGTGAGGAACTCGTTTAATTGACGAACCCAAAGGTAAAAACGTGAATGGATTGGATAATCAGCAACCAAGCCCCTAACCTCGCTAATGGTAAGAGTATGGGGAAGGCTCAGAGACTAGATGTTTACGGGTTTCAAATGATGACTTGACCAGTCGGATGAAGCACAAGGTATAGTCCAAACCTTACGAGAAATCGTAAGGCATTTCCAGGTCAAGGAGATGAATATGCATATGCCACAAAGCGCAATAGCAGAAACTGAATTAAGACATTTGGCAGCAATTCCATATCAAATAATCAGTCCTGCTGGTAACTCGCCAATTATTGGCATATATCAAGATTCATTATTAGGTTCATACCGTTTTACACGTAGTGATATCAAATTCACTCCACGTGAGGCAATGAACTTGTTAATGATGTTCAATAATGTAGATACAAAAAAGTTACGCGAAAATGGAAACAAAATAACCAATTTTGATATTTTATCACAAATTTTACCACCAGTTACAATGGTGTATAAAACAAAGTTATTTGAAGATAACGAAGAATATAAAAATTCAAACAATGTATTAGAAATTAGAAACGGAAAGTATGTCCGTGGTCAAATGGAAAAATCCGTATTAGGAAGTTCAACAAAGGGTATTATCCATCGTATTTGTAACGATTTTAACAATATGGCATCCGCAAATTTCATCGACGATTTGCAAAATATCATTACTGAATACATGAAATCTTCATCATTCAGTGTAGGTATTAGCGATTTAATTGCTGACAAGAAAACTGCACGCGAAATTGTTCAAGTCATTACTACACAAAAAATGGAAGTACAAAATATTATCGACAAAGTCCATTTGGGTATCTTTGAAAACAATACTGCCCAATCAAATAACACTGAATTTGAAACACAAGTCAATAATACACTGAACAAAGCTACCGAACAATCCGGTAAAATTGGTCGTAAATCATTGAGTAAAGATAACCGTTTCCTTATGATAGTAAATTCTGGTTCAAAAGGTTCGCTTATCAATATTTCTCAAATGATTTCGTGTTTAGGCCAACAAAACGTTGATGGAAAACGTATTCCATACGGGTTTGATAGTAGAACCCTTCCACATTACAGTAAATTCGATGATTCTCCAAAAGCACGTGGATTTATCGAAAATTCCTACATTACAGGATTAACTGCCCCGGAACTGTTCTTCCATGCAATGGGTGGTCGTATTGGTTTGATTGATACGGCTGTAAAAACCTCGACCACCGGATATATTCAACGTCGTTTAATCAAAGGTCTTGAAGATTTAAAAGTTGAATATGACATGACCGTTCGTAATAGTAAAGGTAAAATTGTTCAATTTACATATGGAGATGATGGTTTTGATTCTACTCGCGTAGAAAATCAAGTCATTCCATTAGTTGGTATGAGTGTAGAAGACATCTACATGCATTACGATATACTTGGAGTAAATGACCGCGACACTGAATTATTAGAGATTTACAGTAAAGGCACAATTACTCGCATGAAAAAACAACGACCAGAAACAAGAGACAAATGCAAATCGTATATCGAAAAAATGTTACTTGCAAGAGAAGAAATTGTTAAAAACATTTTCAAATACAAAAATGAAAATGGCGTTAAATTACCAGTTGCATTTCAAAATATAATTACAAATATTCAAGGACAATTGAATCTTGGTTCCAATACAACCGTTGATATTACACCAATGGAAGCATTTGAACTAATCGAGTTTTATTTCAATAAAATACGCGAAATACATTATGTTCCTCCAACTGAATTATTCGAAATCATGTATTATTATTATTTAACCCCAAAAGATTTATTAGTTACAAAAAGATTTCATCGCAAAGCATTGGTGCTTTTATTAGAAACTGTTGTTCTGAAATATAAACAAGCAATTGTTCATCCAGGTGAAATGGTCGGCGTTATTGCTGGTCAATCGATTGGTGAACCTACTACACAGCTGACACTTAATACATTTCATTTATCAGGTGTAGCTTCCAAGTCAAATGTTACTCGTGGTGTTCCAAGAATTGAAGAAATTTTGAGATTAACCAAAAACCCTAAAAACCCATCATTAACTGTTCATTTGAAACCAATCGATGAATTAGAACAAGAAAAAGCTATACAGTATGCAAACATGATGGAACATACTAAATTAATAGATGTTGTAAAATCATTACAAATTTGTTTTGACCCACATGAACAATCTACATTTATTGAAGATGATAAACTGTTAATGGAACAATATTATGAATTTGAAAATATGGTAAAAGAATGTAATGATGAAGAAGATGGCAACAACGTAGAAGTTGTTAAATCAAAATGGATTATTCGTATGGAAATGGACGCCGAAGTTCTTTTGGATAAAAATATTACAATGGATGATATTCATTTTGCTATCAAAAATAGTCATTATGGAAATGACATATCATGTGTATATTCCGATTACAATAGTGATAAATTAGTATTCCGTATTCGCATGAACAGTAATGTTTTCAAATCTAAAAAATCAAAGGGATTTTCAGAAAAAGGAATTACTGACCCATTGGACCAATCCGACGATATTTATTTACTAAAAAATTTCCAAGACAGTTTGTTGAACAATATTGTATTACGTGGTGTAAATGGCATTGAAAATGTCATTCCTCGTAAATTGCAAAATATGATTGTAAAAGAAGAAGGTAAATATGTGAAAAAAGACGTGTGGATTTTAGATACAACTGGTTCAAATCTTATGGAAACATTGGCAATTGACTTTATTGATAATAAACGAACATATAGTAACGATATCAAAGAAGTATTTGATGTATTAGGCATTGAAGCTGCTCGTCAAGTTTTATACAATGAATTCGTAGAAGTCATGGAATTTAGTGATGTCTATATTAATTATCATCATTTAAGTCTATTATGTGACCGCATGACATGCACAAAAAATATGGTATCTATTTTCAGGTCAGGTATTTTGAATGATGACATTGGTCCTATTGCAAAAGGTACATTTGAAGTTCATACAGAAGTCTTCTTAAATGCTGCCAGACATGCAGACTTTGACCATATGCGCGGCGTATCCGCAAATGTCATGATGGGACAAGTTGGATACTATGGAACCAATGCATTCAATCTGGTATTAGATATGAAAGAAACTGAAAAATTAGCAGATGCTCAATTGGATGTAACTGATGCAAATACTGAAATTGAAAAAATGTTCAAAATTAGTGAAGATAAATCTGACGTTTGTTCAAAATCCAATATTGTTATACAAAATAACATTGCAAATATCAAACAAGGAGAAACCAAAATATGTGATGATGATTATAATATGGGATTTTAGATTATTGTAATATTTGTATATTTGTAAATAGTTATATTTTATATAAAAAATAATATAAAGAATTTTCCGTATTTTTTATTGGAACGTTGATGGTGAAGTGGTATCACGAATGACTTCCAATCATTAGTCTCGGGTTCAATTCCCGATCAGCGTATTTTGTAATACAATTTATAAATTATATAAAAATATAATCATTGTATATTTTTATAGAATGGCGAAAATTCTTATATATTCAGAGAATCAATTAAATGAAGGATTATTTGGTGAAATTTTTTTGTGGATTTTTGAAATTTTACCAATTTTAGAAAATAATGATTTCGATGTAGCTAATTTATATTGGTATGTATGTAGTGTCAACTATGGTTCAATATTTCCAGAAATTTTGGATTACGTTAATGATGACAAAAATATACAACAACCAATGAATCATACAATCAATTTCTTCGAACTTCGAAACATTGCCCCTCAATATGTTTTAGGTGATGATTTTTTAAAACTAAACAAATTATTTTTCAAATACTTCAAAATTCCGAAACAATTAGATGATGTATCAAGTTCACTAAGTTTACGAGATTATTTAGGATTACATTACAGAGGTACCGATAAAACAACTGATATTAGATTCAATACTCCTCTTACAAAAGAAATGTTTTATACTGTTGTTGATTCATATATCCAAACAAATAACATCAAAAATATATTTATAGCAAGTGATGAAAATGACGTATTTGATTATTTTGTAACTAAATATACAGACATAAATTTCAAAAGTTCTCGTGATTTCAAAGGAAATCTGTTTTGGAGAAACAATGAAAACCCGTCATTAAATGCTAAAATGGCAATGTTAGACATGTTATGTTTATCTAAATGTAATACAGTTTTAAAGGTTTCATCTGCTCTCTCTTCTTTTTCAAAAGTTATCAATCCATCTTTGAATATCTACAGAATAAATTCATTAAAATTCATTCCAAACCCAAAACATATTCCTTATTTTCCGGATGCTTATATTCCATTATTACCAACAAATGAAAAATATACAGAAGAATGTAATAATATAATCAAAGAAGTACAGCAAGATGATTGGTCCATTCAATATCCAAATATATACAACAATTTCAAAAATTTTGATTTGAAAATAAGAACATTATTTGACTATGATAATATGTAAAATATATTGATACAAATATAAAGAATCATGTATATATTATTTTATATACATGATACCCGATTGTACATTGACTACCGCTTGTTTTTGTGTACATGATAAAAATAATCATGCACTTTCAATTGAACAAATTATAGAAAATATTGAAGATTTAATGAAGGTTCCAGTATATCTTGTTATTTATTGCGATGCAATCATGTTTCCAATTATCAAAGAACAGCGTAGTCAATATGACCATTTAACTGAATATAATGTAGTTGAATTACGTGATTTATGGACATATCAATATGAAGAACAAGTTAACAAAAATCGTGAGATATTCTGGGGAACGAGAGACCCTCGTGCAGGTACTGATTCGCATTTGATTAATTGCAATAAATGTAATTTTGTATTGAATACAATTCATAAAAATCCATTTCAAACTTCAAAATTTGGATGGATTGATTGTTTCCTTAGAAAACATATGAAAAAAATATCAGAAGATTACTCTCCTAATATGATACCATACGTCCTTTCTAATATTGACGATAAATTTCATTTGCAAGTATTGAACGTAACCGATAAAAAATATAAAAACTCCGAACATAAGCGAGAATTTTACCAAGAATATCGGTATATCATGTGCGGTTCGTTTTTTACGTGTGGTAAAGAAATAGGAATAAAAGTTTTCAACCGATTAAGAGAAGTTTTTGTAGAAGCTACAAATGCCGGATTTGGACATGGTGATGAATTATTACATCTTGAAATATTAGATGAATTTTACGATGATATTCATAGAAG